GATGCTACTTGTAAGCAATCAGCAGGTTATTCGGTAGCATTACCAGGTTTAAGAGATTTTGCTTTTACGGCTGATGCTTTGGTTGATTTTAATGAAGGAGTTTCAGACACAGGAATAACTACTTTGTTTGCTGCTTACGATGCAAGAACACCTATTAACATACTAATATCTAATCCTGTAATACCACAAGGTTATTATACAGGCTTAACATATATTGATAGTATAGAAGTAAACGCTCCAATGGAAGATGTGGTATCTTATACTGTTTCTTTTAGCGGAACTTACACAATAACAGATTAATTAACTTTAAAATAAAATAATATGGCAGTTTACAACGGCACAGCGCAAATCTTAAAAATGGATGGTACGCAATTAGCAGAATTAACCAATGTTACTATGTCAATGAATCAGGATGTATTCGAAACAACTTCTAAAGAAAGTTTAGGTTGGAAAGAGATTATGCCAGGATTAAGAGACATTACTTATTCAGCAGAAGGTCTTGCAGACTTTGTTGCAACGAATAAAGATTTAGCTGATATTTTTACAGTATACAATAATAGAACTTTGGTTGCTATTGTTTGGACTGATAATAATGTAGGTGATAAATCAGTTTCACAAAGTGCTTACATTACTTCTTGCGAAGTTTCAGCACCTATGGAAGATGTAACTACTTACTCTATTGAGTTTGCAGGTACAGGCGCACCTACATTCGCTACAATCGTATAATTAAAAACACAAACTATGACAGGAATAATAGAAATTACTCTCAATGGAGAAGTAAAGCAGTTGAAATTTGGTAATTACGCTTTAGAGAAGTATACTAAATTGACTGGAGTTGATATAGGTAATTTAAAACAACTTGATGATAATTATAGCCAGTTAGATATGACTGCAGATATAATTTATTGTGGGTTATTTGGTGCTTATCGTTCAAACAAAAAGGTAGTAGATTTTACTTTAGAAGATATCCAAAGTTGGGTAGATTCTATGGGTTATGCTGACCAGCTAACAGTGATAAAAGAGTTTATGTCTTGTGTAGTCTTAATGACTGAACAAATGTTAAATGCGTTTAAAGCAATGAGTGAAGGTGAAGCAGAAAAAAAAAAGTAACTTGGAATGATGTATTAGACAACGCAATTATCAATTTGGGATTAATGCCAAATGATTTTTGGGAAATGACTTTTGTAGATTATGTTAGGTATATAATTTATTGTGCTAAAAAGGATGCTAATGAGTGGGATAAAACAAGAGTATTAATGAGTTATATACTTAACACACAAGTAGAAAAAAAACACCAAAAGAAACCAAAAGATATTATTCCATTATGGACTGATAAGTATAGGATACTTCAAAAAAAGCCAGTTAAGCTACCAACTAAAGAAAAAAAAGAAGAATTACTAAACACATTGAGTAATAATGGAAGAAACGATAATAGTTAAACTCGAAGCCGAAATTGGTGATTTAAAAAACCAATTAAACGCAGCTCAAAGTGAATTAAAAAGGTTCGGAGTTGGTGTAGAGCAACAAATAGGTGCTATTACATTAAACTCTTTAAACTCACAACTTGTACAATTACAAAGACAATTAAGTACCGTTGATGTAGGTTCTGCTGCATTTAAAAATATTGGTGCTGAAATAACCGCCGTAGAAAGTAAAGTTAATTCTGCTTTAACATCTATTAGTGCCAATGCTAATAGGTCAAAAAGCGGTTTTAATGGTCTACAAAATTCAGTCAATCAACTTTCAAGAGAATTACCAGCATTTGCAATAAATGCTAATATTGGATTTTTAGCTATTTCCAATAACTTACCTATATTATTTGATGAAATTAAAAGAGTTACTGCTGCTAATAAAGAATTAATTGCGGCTAATAAACCAGCTGCTTCTGTATTTAGTCAATTAGGTGGTGCTTTATTTTCTTGGCAAACTGCTTTAAGTCTTGGTGTTACATTACTAACTATTTACGGTGGTAAGATAGTTGAGATGATAAGTAAAATGACTGCTGGTAAAGAAACTATATCAAGTGCTAAATTAGAATTAGATGCTTTAAATGCAACTTATGCCGATAAAGCAATTAAAGGAGCAATAAGTGATATAGTATTATTAAAATCATCATTAGATACTGCAAGTCAAAGCGTACAAGGGAAAAAACAATTTGTTGAACAATACAATAAAACCATAGGTACTGTTACAGGAACTGTAAAAACATTTAAAGAAGCAGAACAAGGTTTAATAAATAACACTGGTGCTTATGTAAATGCAATGATTGCAAGAGCAACTGCAACAAAATTAGCAGATAAAGCTGGTGAAATTTCTATGCAAATAGAAGAGAAAAAAACTGAACACGCAAAACAAAATGCACAAGACCAAATTGATTTACAAAAAGAATATTCTGATAAATATACAAAACTATTATATAAAGGTAGCTTAGAGCTTAAAAATGCTTACGGTAACGAGGCTAATTATGTAAAAGCTATGGTTGCTGAAAAAAAGGCAATTACACATGAAGCACAACAAGAAGAATTAGCTGATTTACAAAAACAGTACGAAAGCTTAACTAATTTAACAAAAAAATACTACGGTAAATCAGGACAAATAACTCCTTATGTAGCACCTAAAGCAACACCAAAAGCTAAAAGAGAAAGAGTAGGTGGTTCATCTTTATTGACTACAATGGATGATTTAACTGATGCTAAAGCTGGAATTGCTGCTGATAATTTAGCTACTTTTAATGCTGAAGTAGAAAGGTTAAGTAAAAATATTGATGCTGTTAAAGGTTCTTATAATGGTTTAGTTTCAGATTCAGCTATTGAGGCATTCAATGAAAATTTACAAATTACAATATCTTTATTAGGGCAGGCTTTAACAAGTTCTTTTGATGCTGCTTTAGATAGTGGTAAAAACTTTTTTCAAGCTATGGGAGAAGCATTATTACAATTAGCTAAAAAATTAATTATTGCTGCTACTGCTGCTGCTATATTAAGTGTTCTTTTAGCTCCTTTTGGTTTAGGAAATGCAGCTACTTTTGCTCCAATATTTAAAACATTATCAGGTGGTTTAGATTTTAGCCAAGGTAGCGTTAGTGGTTCGCAAATAGCAATGCCTACTAATACACTTGGTCAAGGTGGCTATCAAATAGACATAATGGGCGACAAAATGAGATTACTATTAGACAACAACGCAGTTAAAAATTCGAGGGTGGTATAATGGCTTACAATCATATTTATAATCTACAATTCAAAGGATTAGACCAAGTAGAAACTGATTTGTATTATCAAGTAAAGTTTGAGAAATACGATGATACTGTAATAGATTATGATATTATAGAATTAACTCCAGCACAAGATTCTCCTTTTGTTTTAAATTATAAAGCCACAGAAGATAATATTTTTTCTCCTATTCGTTCTTCATTTGCGGATATTAAATGCTTTATTCCTTATAATTCTACGATTCAGCCATACGATTTTTATTATGAAACTGATGAGTTTACTTTAAGAGTAAGTTTATACGAAACTAATGGAGTAACTGAAACTTTAAAATGGAGAGGTTTTCTTTTGCCTGATGTTATACAATACGAATGGCAGGAGCAATACTATCTTCAGCTTACGGCTACTGATAACCTTGCAGTTTTAAAGGATATTAAATACACTAAAGAAAACTTTTATTCATTATACCTTGACACTTCGGTAACTGATGGTATTTCAGTAAAGGATTACATTTGTAAATTATTAAGTAAAACTAATAGTGAATTGGATGTAGCTATTTTTTCTAAATTTAATATTAGTGGTAATCTTTATCAATTAGAAGACTTAAAAATGTCGGATTATACTGGTGTTGATTGGTCTACATTTGAGCCAAAGGATTGCTATTTTCTTTTAACTTCTTTAATGCATTCTTTAGGATGTATGCTATATCAATCTAATGCTAATGCTACTTGGTATATAATATCTATAAATGATGTTGCGGTAGCTGATTTAATTACTGATGGAAGTTTTAGTATAGATGGTAGTATTTTTGGTCAGCCTTACGAATATTGGACTATTACAGGCGATGTAATTAATAGTGAAACAGGTGGTATTAATGGTAGTCAATGTCCAAGAATTAGAGGCGATAATACTGCTAATGTTTTACAAACTATTTCTATTAGTAATATAGATTATATTGTAGGATTTTGGGCGCAGAATGATAATAATATTTCTCCTCCAGCTTTTGTAAGAGTTGAAATTAATGGAACAGAAGTTTATTCTACTGCTATTGCAAATGGATTTAATTATTATGAATTTGAATACCCTTCAAGTATAAGTGGTTCATATGATTTACAATTCTTTAATAATAACGATGATTCTGCTGGTTATATGTCTTTGGATAATGTAACTTTTAAAGCTAAATATATTGATGGTAAATTATATGATATTGATGCGGTTTTTATTGATGATACTACATATTATGTTTATTCAAGCATAGGTAATCAAGGTAGTGTTATTTGGTCTGATGTAAATCAAGTAGTTACTTTAAATAGAAGATTAACCAATGTTCAGTTTAAATATCCATACTACGAAAGAAATTTGGTTGATAACTTTGGTTTTTGGAAAGGCTTTGCTCCTATTAGTGGTATTCCATTTGACTGGGATAATCAAGGTGGACTTGTTACAAGCAATGTTACAAATGCTACAAATGTTCCTTTTGATGCTGGTGCTATTGATATTCTACAAGAAGAAATAAATACGGGGGCTTTAAATTTAGATGATTATTTATATACAAATATGAATTTATCTAATTTTACAAGTGATTATCCTAATCTTACTGCCGTAAAAATTGAATGTGCAGTTAAGTTTTCTGCAACACATCAAGATAACGATGGTATTAATATAGCTTTTATTAAAACACAAGCAGGAAACCCAAGTGTATTTGGTTCGAGGTATTTGAATTGGACTGGAGTATGGGCAACAGAAC